GTGAGTCTGTATCAATCGCAATCACATAATCTTTATTTGTCTTGAGTATTTTATTGAGAACATCATTGATTTTCTGTTCGGCCCAACGAATTGTCAATTGACCTGATACTGTGATTGCTTCTGCAATACGGTCATCAAAGTATCTAAAGTATTTGTTTGACATTGCACCATATAAAGAGTTCATCATAATTTTAATTGAGTGCTGTTGATTGTGCAACTTCACAATTTTCTTTTCAATCTCAGGGTCTTTATTTTTTTGAAGTTTACTTTCCCACTTTAACATCTCGGCCTTGATGTTCTTTCTATTCTCATAAGACTGATGAATAATCTCTGGAAAAACTCCAATCGTGTTTGTGTAAAATCTTTGTCCTGTGGCAGAAGTGCATTTGTTTTTCTGTGTAAGAATTTCATTTCTGTCAAGCATTTTATTTGGAGAAACATCTGCAACTTTATCTGCAATTGTTTCTGGAGACATATTGTATTGCATAATCAAATGAGGATACAAACTATTCAAATCAAAAGACACGACCCAATTGTAAGAACCGACTTTTGGTTGCTTTACAAATCCACCTTCAATCTGGTCATCTTTAATCTTGTTGACCTTTGGTGGAATGATAATGTTTCTCTCTGCAAGATACGAATAGATAAAGGTATCCCAAATCTTTGTTGTACCAAATGCAGCTTGTATCGGTGCGTGTGCAGTATAGGCAAGAGTCAAAGTCAACTCAATCAATCCCATCTTCTCATCTATTCTCTCAACAAGTTCAACGTCTTTAATATTATAGTCAATAAACTTTTGAAAGTCTTGTTTGTAAAGTTGATGAAGTGAACCATACTCGGAATAGTCAAGTTTCTTTTCATTCAACACAACATGAGAAACATTGTTCAAGCTGTAAGACTCAAGTGTTCCATAAAATCCATAACCAAACTTCTTGAACAATTCAAGATAGTCAAGTTGCTGTATTCCAGATATCTCATACTCTATTTGTTTTCCACCAAATCGAGTATTGTATTCGTGATACTTTACTTTCTTGAAGGGAGAAAGTTGATTAACAAGAGAAGCGTGTCCACGTTTCCAAATGTTCTTGATACGATTAATAATGTAAGGAATATCAAATCCTCTGGAGTTCCACCCTGTAACTACATCAATAGACTGATGGCTCCACCATTGAATAAACTCCACAAGTAAAGTTTCTTCTTTGTCATACGACTTGTAATTTACTTTGTAGTTTGATTTTGAAGTGTCATACTTTCCAAGAGCCCAAGTGTAATAAGTATCATCATTCTTGAGTTTAATTGTGATTGCATTGATGGGCCAATCTGCTTTGTCGATTGCAGGAAATCCTTCTTCACAGGCAACCTCAATATCAATAACTGCATAATTAATTAAATCAAAATCAAATGTAATCTTATGAGAATAGTTGTCAGTAATAAACTGCTCGACATATCCAAGATCACCATACACCTGTGAAGGATAACTTTTCTTGAAGTTAGAACATTCTTCCATAGTGTCAAACTCCATCTCTGTCAGAGTTTCACCATACAAAGATTTGTGTTGACCGCCTCGATTTGACTTTACATATAGTCTTGGTTTAAGAGCAACTTCATTACGAACACGTTTACCATTTTCATATCCAATATATGAAACGGAATTACGATTGTAATTAACAATCGCATCAATATAAAATTTATCTGTCATGTAAGTATAGTACTACTTTTAAATCTCAAAGTCAATGAATTTTAGTGAAAAAGAGGATAGGAATTGAGGTCGACTCCGTCAGAATAAAACCAACCAGGCCCAGAAGTTTCTGACTTGTACCACTTTGCAAAACTTTTTTTGTATTGACGATAGTAGTTACGATAAGCTTCAATTGCATTGTCAGGTACTTTACATTCTTCAGGCATACATTGTGGAGGTTCTGTAAATCCTACACGAAAATATATTAATGCTCTAGGTGGCATTGCAAGAGGAACTCTAAGTTTTGAATCTGTCGTGTGTTTTTTGTCATATCTTCTTGTGTATTCGTCACACAATGCAACAAACAAATCATAAAGATAACGATAATTTAAAGATGATGAACGAGCCCATATCGTTGACGGATGATTTTTGTGTGCAATCTTGTAGAGATTGTGTGTATCTGCATACTCATCACCATCAAGAACTCGGTGAGCAGTAGACAACATTTGTGCGTATTCTAAGATCATCTTAACTGCGTGTTTATCGCAATGTTGTTTTGCACATTCTTTCGCATCTTCACTCAAATAAAATATATTCATAATAAAATTTCCTTGTCTACTGCTCTAGGGAGTTACTTCTTTGAAGTCTCCGTTAATAGTTCTGGATTAGAATCAATCACCTTTCCAATTGGAATCTTTCGAGGTCGTTCCTCCTCTGGAATATATCTTTCCAGACGTATACTTAACATTCCGTTTCCAATCGTTACTTCTTTTACATCTACATTATCGGCAAGACTAAACTTTCTTTTAAAGTTTCTTGAGCCAATACCCTTGTGTAGATATTCGTTTGATGATTTGTTGTCTTTCTGTCCACTCACTACAAGTTCTCTACCTGTTTGTGTGACATCTAAATTTTCTTCAGAAAATCCAGCACAGGCAATCTCAATCTCGTATTCGTAATCAGATTTTCGAACTATGTTGTATGGTGGATAAGATGTGGAACTGTCAAGAGTAGTCGCATATATCATCTGGTCAATGAGTCGGTCTACTCCAACGAAATGATTGTTAAGTACGGATAGAGAATTGCTATCCATAAAGATATTGCTTCGCATATAGTCCTCCTATAAAAGCAAGGTTTACATTGTCGTAAGTCCATTATGGCACTTACTATACTATTTATACGTCAACTCCTACTAAAAGTCAAGAGTTTTCTGTATTTTTTTCAATAATTTTTTCAATTTGACGATTTAACACCCATATTCCACTCAAATAGCCATGCTTGAAATCTGCACTAGAAACCATACTATCTGTCTGGACTTTTAAATAATCCTTGTCATGGTATTGGTCGAATAGGTCTGTAATCTCACTCAACAGTTTTTCATATTTCCTGTGTATCATTTTAATAATTCCCAACAATGCTTCCAATCAGTAACAGTATACACTTGATTAGGATTTAGTTTAGATGCGATAGAATAATCATTACCAGCTGGGTCAGTTCTATCTCCATAAAATTTTAAAGTTGATAATTTAAAGTCTTTCAGAACTTGAGATTTATTTCTACCTCTTTCAAATATATCTATTCCTGTTTCACCACCTATGTCGGCTTCTAAATCAGGAAACGTACTATTAAATTCACTTGCAATATGTTTTCTTTCATTTACTATTCTATCCCATTGATAGTAATCTTTTCTTTGCTCAGTATTTGCATTTCTACCAACAATACTAAAGTTAATCATTCCTGTTCTGTGTTCTATATGCAATCCTGTTTTGACTCTATACGGACTTGCATTTAACTTGCCAGTTAAAAACCATTCTACTTCAGAGGGGAGAGTCCAATCATTGAACTCAATTTGAGTGTTCTGTTCGTAAACATCATTACCGCTACAGTTGTAGACTCTTGCACAGGCATTGTATACATTCTCACCTATCTGTTCAACTGTCTTTAGCTTATCACTTCCTGTAACGAGTGACACATTAGAATCACGACAAAAATTCAAAAACCATTCTTTAAATTCATTGTCCATTACACCTCTACTTGGTGTTAATGTTCCATCTACATCAAATAAATAATTCACCATATTTTTTACGAATCACGTTTCTTTCCAATATTATATTTTGTAACAAGTTGCCATTCACTCTTTTCTTTGAAGGGAAGTATTTTGATTTGACTAATTGGAGCTATATTATCTTTTGATCTTTCTGGTTCGACCAACTCAATAAGTTCCCAATCTGCAAGAAGATTTGCAATCGTATTTCTACGAGCAATATCATTTGCATCAAAGTCAGTTTCTTTTCCGTCTAATGAAAAAAGTTCTTTGAAGTGAACGATAAAGTATCGCCCTTGTTTATGAAGTATATGACATGATTGAAACAAAGTCTTTTCTTTGCGAGATGCGACACCTATTCGTGTCAATGTTTCTTTTACTTTTAGAAAGCTATCTCCAACTAACTTCACTTCTACCATATTGTCAATGATAGGATGCATCATCTTTTACCACCTTTACTATTCCTTATAACCTTAAGCTGTTCTGGTGATAACAATTCCATAGTAATCTTTGCTTTGTCATAACTACAATTATAGTATTCTGCAATCATCTCTATGTCATTCTGTTTATCACTCTTTGCCCATTTTCTACGTTCTTTTATTTTACGAACTCTACTATTTATAAAAAATGAGTATTGTGCATCTTTGGACAAAAAGTGATGTTGATTTACAAAATTAACCAAGTGTATCCACTCTGGATGCTGAGAAAGACCGTTATTGACAAGCCAAGGATTATATCCCTCAATGTCAATAGGTTTTTTCGTTGCAAGAATAGAATTTAGATGGTCAAAAGGATTCTTTTTCATTACCAATTCTTTACGATATTTGCCATGATAAAAAACGCACACACAACATTGACAAGTACAACAAAGGT